CCCGTACTTACCAGAGCAAACGAAATTAGAAGCGAGGTCGAGATAAGCAGTCACTGTGTCTTCAGTAACAGCCGCAAATTCAGGAGCGATTAACCTGAATATTTCAAGCGGCGTCTTTCCTTCGTATGCGGCACTGGACATTAGGCTTGTTCCTGAGATTGTTCAGCGGATGGGGCAACTTCTTCAGTCACAGGCTCATCTTTACCAGCGATGCGTAATTCGCCTTTGGTGATGTGTGCCTGAATGGTCTTGTTCTTCTTCCACTTATCATCGATTTCTTTAGTGGCACCTGGAGTAATCAAGATGCCATCGATGTAATGAGGACGAGCTGACTGGTTGGTAATTTTCATTGCGTGTTCCTTGAAAGAAAAAAGAGGCCGAAGCCTCTTAGATACCTTTGATTAGGTGCATGGTCAGTGGGCGGTAAACCTGAACGCCAGTGACTCGGCTGTGACATGGCACTTTGAATGCCAAGTTGTTCGGCTGAACCGGTAACTGTTCGAACGCCTGTGGGATTTCCATTGATGCGTTATCAGCATCGCGCTCCATCACCAACACGCCACGAGTGCCTGCACCGTCAATATCTTCCAGTTCGTTCACTGCGTAGATAGTGATGCCTTGGTACTGTCCACGGAAGTAATCGAGGTAAGAGGTCGCAGTGTTCGGCATTGCTTCGGAAAGCGTTGCGAAAGCCGTTGGCGGCAGACCAATCACGTTGGCGTTATGCAGACCTTTGGTGATCGCATTGATACCAACCACGGCACCTTTCAAATCACTAAATGCGATCGCCGCAGTGCTCCATCCAGCAGAAGTGGTCACCGGAATATTCGGGTGAGACAGAACCCCGACAATCTGATAATCAGCATCACCACGGAACGCTAGGTCATTCGTTTTCACGTCATGAGCACGTCGGGCAGCATTAGCCAAGCGAGTTGGCAGGTTTTTGCCAGTTGCTTGTGATGCGCGCACTTCTTGAAGGCTGTACTCGTAGAAGTTACCCAGAGCGTGAACTGTTCCAGTTTCTCGGCGATAATTGGCGCCAACATTTGGCAAGTCATCGCTATAATCAGCGATAATCCGCGCCATACCCACAGCATCAAAAATCCCGTAAGAGAAAGTATCAGCCCAGTTTGGGATTTCACTGGTTACTGGAAAAAGATTGGTCGCCATCAGGCCCGGGTATTCTTTTTCGTAAACAGTGGACTTAACCGCTTCCAGTTCGCGGGCAAGGAAAATAGACTCTCCCTCGTCCATATTCATTTTCTGAGCTACCGCCTGAATCGAACGCAGGTCAGCTTCGTCATAGTTCATTTGTGACATTTTTTATTCCTTATGCTGCTGGGGTTGCTGCGACGGCTGTTTGGTCACGAAGTTGTACCTCAGCCAAGTTAACTGCTATGCCAGCGCTGTCAGTGAAAGTGGTGAATCGACCAGTGAACGACCAACCGAGAACGGCGGTGCCGCCAGTTGATGCGACCTTACCTGCATCATTACCACTGGTTAGCACTTGGATGTTTGAGGCTGGAGTCGGCGCAGCAGTCAGGGTAGTTACTGCCCAGATGCGTCCGAAGGTCATTACGTTTACCGCATCACCTGTTTCGTACTGGCCTTTCACGCAACCGAATTGGCTGAAACGTGCGATACCCTTGATGATAGTGTCGGTAGCGGCAGAGACTTGCTTAACCACTGACTTATCATTAGCGACTGAAACCGTGGCCACAACGTAACCCGGTTTGATTGCTGATTGTGCTGCACAGCATCCATCTGTGTTTTCCAGAGTGGAATCAGAACGCATACCCGGCATGGCGATTTGCATCGCTTCATCGTAAGAGTTTTGAACTGGCATTATTTGGTCTCCTTGCCTTGTTGACGCGCAATCATTTTTTCGCGGGCTGCTTTAGAGCCTGATGCAGGAACGGGCGCTGGGTCAGCGCGGTCTTGATTGATGATTTGACGCTTGGCTTCGATTGGTGCGTTATCTACTGCCATATCAAACGCCACGCCGATGTAAGTGCCATCTTTACCATCAAGGTTTAGACCGGGTTTCAACTTACCGAGAACCGCTTTACGCACTTCAAGGTCGTCAAGGCCATCACACTTCACATCATGCTTAGCGGCGATTGCCTCAAGACTTGCACGGGCTTTGATTTCTTCTTTCGCATCGGCACGAGCCTGTTCTAGCTTGCTCTCGAAATCAGCAGCATCAGCTTTCAGTGTGTCGCGTTCTGCGGTCAGGGTGGTAACTTGGGTTTTCACAGCGGCAAGCTCTTGAGCTTTATCCTCTGCATCCTGTTTTAGCGCCTGATATGCGACAACAACCTCTGGGGCTGCTTCATATTCAAGGCCGCTATCTAAGCGGAGTTTTTGCATTGTTTTACCTTTGGTTGGGTTGTTGTCATCGTCCATAGTGATTTCTTCATCACCATCGAGATTCAGGGTTGCCATGTCACCGGCTCGGGCCTTGGTAACGATAGCTAAGTGGTTTACGCGAATATTTCGCTGTACGGCATCGTAAGGCTGCCCGTTCCATTCGCCGGGTGTTTCATCGAGGTCAAGTCGATAACCGAGTGATAACTGTCTAGCGCCGCCATTTTTGGCTTTGCTAATTGCCTCATCGGCATGGATGATTACTGGCACCTTAACGTTATCGCCGTCTTGCTCTGCGGCACCCATCATTGTGCCGACTTGGTGCTTTCGAGCGTTCTTCGCTGTCACGGCGCCGGGATGACCTATAGTGACCGGCTTACCTTTGAATGATGCGAGGGAGTCAGCGTTGAAAACTTCATCCGGTGGGCGAAACTCTCTACGCACTGTTCCATCAGGCTGGCGATAGGTCTGGATGCCAACGCGCCCGACTACAGGTACGTCCTCCAGATAACCGTCCTCATTAATGGACGCACGAAGCTCGCCCCTGTCGTAGCGGGTAACTTGTTTCATTTAGCTTTCCGATTTAAATGAGTTTTATTTCTTGCGGAGAAGGAATATCTGCCAGAGCAAAGTCCAGAGAGTCCCCATAGAAAAACCAAGCGCGAAAATTGGTAAGTAATCCATCAATCGTCACCTATGTTGAATACAGAATTGGAGAAGTCAGGTTCAGGGTAGCAACGGCAACGAACCGCCATACCTATCTGACCGTCGTTATGCTGATAGCCAACAGGATATTTCTTACCTTCGCGGTCAACGTGGATTGCTCTCTCTCGCTGGTCTAATACGCCACGCCAGATGTAATCTTTGATGTCAGCGTCATCAAGTCGCTGTTTGGATAGAGCAGCGTTAGCTTTTCCGATTTGGTCCACAGCAATTAGCTTTGCTCTATTTTCCGATACTGAGTACCGGTCCATGATTTGCTGCTTAATAACACTGGAGGCCGAGCCATTCATCACGCCACGCTGTACGATTTGCTCCATATCCGCCAATTGGTCGGCAGGGATTGAGTTAATCAGCGCAACGTTCTGCCTTACCCAGTTGGTTTGCATGTCAGCTAGCCAAGGTTCTGCGCGATATACATCAACCCCCAGAACACCTGATGTTGTGGGTGCTTTGGTTAGCCCGGTGATTAATGCTTGAGAAGGTGGAATATCAACACCCGTTCCACCCTTCACAATCAGGCGCCATTGCTTATCGTTGAATTGACTTGTCAGCGCGAAGAATGACGGAAGCCGTTCAATAACTGGATTGAATAGCCGCCTTGCGAAAGCTTGAAGCGATGTGACGACACCCGTTAAGTCATCCTGCCAACCGTCAAAGCGAATTTCACCATAAACCGATGTAATTTCTTTGTTGAACTGGCGAGATGCGTTGAGTAATGCCCGTTGATAATCCCGCGCTACGCCGTCAGGATGAAGCCAGACTCTTTGCTTAGTCATCATCACTCCTACTCAGTAACGTACCAGCCTCGGCGCTTGAGTGTTTCTTGTAGCTCAGTTTGAGATATACCGGCATTTGCGACATAAGCCTCATCAGCCTGCGCCCATGCCTGTGCTGTTTGCGCGAGTTGCAGGTCGCTAGGAACGGTCAGGGGATTAAACTTAATCGTCCACGTTTGCTCTTCAGTCAGAAGAGAAATCAGCTTTTCAATAATTGGCCTGACTTCTTCTTTCTGCTTGCGCCCGATTAGCTGCTTCCATGACTCAGGTGCATCCGACTCGTTAGTGCTCAAGCCAGAAGGTTGAGTGCCGAACAGGATTGATTCAGGGATTCCAGTCATCGCACAAATCAGACGTTTCTTCTCGTTCTGAATATCCGTCACGCCAGACAAATCACCCTGCATGAGTTCGTATTCTTCATTTTCAGCATCGATACCGACCATGTTGTTGATGCCGCGAGTCATATCAACCATAGCCATGCGCTCTCTGGCCGCGTTTCGACCCTCATCATCGTCGCAGAGGTCAGCTAATTTCTTAAACTTCCATACCGCCTGTTGCTTGCGCTCTAGGAGGCTGGTTGCATGACGATGGCTCATGCCGTAATCGACCAAGGCGTTATAGATACCCTGTAAACATGATGCGCCCCACCCGTTGTTATTGCGCCTGATTTGGTTAGGGATTCGCTCACCGTCAATCACAATCAAGCGAGATGCGTGGATGTAATATGGCTCACCGCATTCGGGGCTAACTTGATACTGGATGACCTGACCATAAGTAGAGTTCTCAGGGTAAACATCGCGCAGAAACGGATTAACCTGATAACGGTCATACACTCTGACGTACTCAAGCTCACCGTCAATCAGAGGGTCTTGTAGTCCGTTCCGGTCATTAACGCCTAACACAATCACCGACCCTCCATACAGTCGAGACCACGCCAGAGCATCGGTAACATGCTGCGTTAGGTTCAGTTCATCCCATTGCGAGT